ATGGGACTTGATTTGTTAGTAAATGAATTTTTGAAAAAAGCTGAGCCAATAGAATTTAACCAAAACAAATAAACACAATGGAACTACAACAAATCTTTGAAACAACAAAAGAACAACGAGTGGAGTTTACATACCAAGTAATACAACGCCTTAACGATGGCGAGTTAGATCCACTTAAAACGCATCTACAAGTTAAAGCCTTGGAAGATATGCTAGAAACCTTAAAGGGTAACAAAGACTATAAGGATGCGGTATTAAGAGCGGCGGTATTAAATGGCAAGGACTTTGAGTATATGACGGCTAAGTTTAACATTAGAGAAGTAGGCGTTAAGTACGACTTTAGCCAATGCGGAAGCAATGACTATAACGATATTATGGTAGACTATAACGATGCAACCAAGCGCAAAAAGGATATGGAAGACTTCCTAAAAAAAGTACCTCATACCGGACTTGATATTATTAACGGGGTAACCGGAGAAGTTAATAAAGTTTACCCTCCTTCTAAAAGTAGTACCACAAGCGTAGCCGTATCCTTAAAATAAAACTTATGATTTTAACAATAATTGGAGTAATTATATTAATTTTAATGATTATAGAAATTAGAGACGTTTACAACCAAACAAAATGATAGTAGGAATATTATGTTCTATTTTCTTTGCAACCATAATATCGATAGTATGGGTAAGGCTAATAGATCAAAGCAATAAGATGCTAGAACAAGATAAAAAAGATAAGCTATGAATTGGAACGATATTACAGTTTGGCAATACCAACAAATTTACCCGATAGTTACTAAGCCCGAAAAGGAATGGACTAACCTAGATATAGAAGGTAAGCTAATTGGGGTTATATATAACCTTACGGACAACCAAGTAGATAGCCTTAGTGTAAATACCTTTAATGAATTAAAGGCAACCTTGGGCTTCTTAGACGTTAATATAGAAGGTAGCATTGTAAAGCATACGCAAGTTAACGGCAAACGTTATAAATTTATATACGATGTGCAACAAATTAAAGCCGCTAGATATATTGAAAGTAAAGTATTTAGTAATGATTTAGTAGCCAACTTACATAAGTTAGCCGCCTCAATGGTTATACCTCAACGGAAGACTTGGTACGGAAAATGGGTCGATGTTGATTACGACGCTTCTAAGCATAGCGAATATGCGGAAGACTTACAAGCCGCTAAATTTATAGACGTTTACAATTCGGTTGTTTTTTTTTATCATGTATTCAGAAATTGGATAGAAGTTTCCAAGGACTATTTGGTACAAGTAATGAAGAATCAAGGGATGAATTCGGAGGAAGCGATAAAGGAGGTTCAAATTTTATGCAATACTTTGGATGGCAATATTGCACCAAAACTATTGCAGACCAAGAAAATATTACAGTAGATCAAGCCTATGAGCTAACAACAATGCATTACCTAAATACTTTATCTTACTTAAAGGCTAAAGCCGATTACGATAAAGAACAACATAGGAAACTTAAATAGACCCCATTATATTAGCCCTACCATTTTTGGTGGGGTTAGTTATTTTTAGACCTTACTTATATTTATTAGCGTGAGCATAGGTAAAGCACAAATAAAATCATTACAAGACGGGTTTATACAAAGCCTCGGTTTAGTTCCATTAGCAAGTGGCGACGAAGTAGATTTGCCCGTATTAGAAGGCACACTAGCTTTGTATGGTCAAGCTTTTAACGATGCTATTGTAAGCAATCTTAAAAGAACTAACTCTATATCTAGTGGGGATTTAGCTATGCCGGACATACCGGTAGTAGTTAAGTTTGGTACAAAGTATATTTTAGAGGTAGGTTATAAAAGAGAGAGTAAGCAAGTTAAATACTTTGATTACGTAGACCAAGGGGTAAAGGGTACGGAATCCTCCAAAGCCGACCCCGATACTCCTTTTTCTTTTAAAAAAGATAGTAGTAAGCCTAACAAAACTGTACCAATAAAAAATATCAAGCTTTGGGTTGAACAAAATAACTTAAAATCGGTATCGGTAAAAAAGTACACAAAGCTAGGTGCGGAGCAAAAGTCTATCCCAAATAGTAAAAGCCTTGCGTTTTTAATAGCAAGAAGTATACATCGTAAGGGTTTAAAGTCTACCCGTTACTTTAGTGACGCGGTAAAACAAGTATTTGAAACACAAGAATTTAGAGATAACGTAACCCAAGCTTTAGGCGGGGACTTTGAATTAAAAATAATTAGAATCGCAAATGGCAATAACAATAACAAGTAGCCCTGCACCCTATTCGTCAATGCACGATAACCTCTGGTTTGTATCTAGTTCTACTAATAGTGGAACTACAAACTTTAAGTTTGTTTATGACGTATACATTAATGGTAGCCAAGTAATTAGGTCTAAGGCGTTCCCATCGCCAAGCGCGGAAGGTAGCTATGGTGTGTTTAACGCATCACCAATGGTTAGAAGTTTTGTAAATAATTACTTTGAGCCTTCCGGTAACTCAATACTTGTAGCATCAAACGACAAGATTAAAGTAGATTACCAAGTAAGAGTAGGAGAAGAAGTAAGCGGAATAACTTATTCTAACTTAGCATCGGGTAACTTCTCGGCTTATAACTTTGTTCCGCCATTGTTTGCGGATGTATTCCTAACCAAGAACCAAACACCTTTAGTGTTATCGGATTACTACGATAATTTACTATTAGAAAACTTTACCGATGACTTCTTAACCGAGAGAGACACGGACGATATAACGCTAGAGTATGGCGATAACTTTTACATTACCTTTTTACGCATAGCAACGGGCGGTTACTCGGCATGGGTAGAAGTATTAGGGCAAGGCGATGTCGTTACAAACACAGTGAGCGGTAACATTACATTAGGGGGTCAATTCAATATGTTTAACTTACAAGCCGGACATATTAACGATTGGGCAAGTGGAAACATTATTACCGAAGATACATACGGCTATAACTTCTATCTTAAACGTGGTATGGCTCAAACAAGGGTAATTAAATTAAGGCAAAAATGTTATCCTAAATATCAACAATTTAACTTGGAGTTTCTTAATAGGCTCGGAGGTTGGGATACAAAGAAGTTTGCTTTAGTAAATAGAAGGTCTAGTGAGTTTCAAAGGGCATCTTATAGGCGAAGCGATTACCAATTAGTAGGCGGTCAAATGACAAACATTGATGGGTATAATAGATATAATGAGACGACTTTTAACTATGCTATCCAACATAAAGATAAATATAAGCTTACTAGCGATTGGGTTAGCGAACAAGATTATTCCTGGTTGGCTCAACTTGTATCGTCTCCTATTGTTTATATGGAGGTTCTTGGTGCTTATTTCCCCGTTACAATTAGTACATCTAATTACGATTATAAGCTAGAGAGCGCGGATAAGTTATTTAACTTTGAGATAGAAGTAGAAGTAGGTAAGTATTTAACAAGCCAATTTAGATAATGATTAGTACCGAAATATACATCGAAGAACGCAAGATAGATCTATTGCAAGATATAAGTACGGAGTTTACTTATGCTATTGATGACGTAAACCAATTCGGAAGCCGTAATACTTCTTATAGCAAAACAATTAGCATACCAGGTACGGCAACTAATAACTTAGTATTTGGTTATATATTCGAACTAAATAACTCTAACGTAACCGATTCGGCATTACCAAACGTAGGGTATAACTACAACGTAACTAAACAAGCTAATTGTAAAATCTTTATAGATAAAATACAAATATTTAAAGGGACTTTGCGCATACTAGAAATAGTAATAGACAAGGAAACTATTGAATACCAATGTAGCGTGGTAGGTGAGTTAGGAGGTTTTATTAACGAACTAGGTAACAAGAGGATAGAAGATTTAGATTTTATCGCGTACGACCATACTTTTAGCGTAGCTAATATTAGTGCTAGTTGGAATAACGCCGGAGGCTCGGGCTATTACTATCCGTTAATTGATTACGGAAACGTTAGCACGGGAGCGGGAGCGGGTGGATTAGGTGGTTACGGAGTAGCTAAAAAAGACTTTCAATACACAACCTTTAGACCGGCATTATACGTAAAGGAATATATACAAAAGATATTTGCCGACACGGGTTACTCTCTTGTATGTCCGTTCTTTGATACTCCTTTATTTAAAAGGCTTATTATACCTCATAACCAAACAAGTATAACCGCATTAAATAATACAAGCTTTAGTGCGGAAGCGGTTAATAGGAATATGAATTTAACAAGTAACCCTTACGTTAAATATGTAGTGGTTACATCGGGTAGTTTTGTACCGGATAGTAACGTAGAATTTTTTACCTATACAAGTGCTACGACTATTACCACTAACGTAAGAGTTAGGTTAAATGGCTTTGTTAATACTTGGGATGTTAACCAATCTACTTACTCCGTTAGATTATATAAAGACGGAGTAGTAATAGGAAGCCAAAACTTTGACGCTAACATTAGAAGGATTTTAGATTGCGAGTTTACAGTTAGTGGTGTTTCGTTTGCCAATACTAATACTATGCAAGTGGAAATACTTGGTACTATGATGGAATTGGAAATATTTAACGGCAACTTAGACGTAACTACAACTACTCCAACGCAAGTACAAATTAACTTGGGCGAACAAATTAAAGTAAGTGAAACAATACCTAAAGGTATATTTCAAAGGGACTTCTTTTTGAGCATTGTTAAGATGTTTAACCTTTACGTTTATGAGAATAAGTTTAACGACAAAGAGCTCGTTATTGCTCCGTATGTGGATTTTTATCCTACTACATCGGATGAAGCTCTTGATTGGACTAACAAGATAGATCGTGCAAAGCCTATAAGCATTAAGCCAATGAGTGAGGTTAACGCTCGTTACTTTGAGTATAAGTTTAAAGCGGATAACGATTTTTACGCGGAGAATTATCGTAAGAAATATACGGAAGGTTACGGCGATATTATCTTCGATACTAAATTTGACTTTGTAAAAGAGACCGATAAATTAGAAGTAATATTTTCTTCTTCGGTTTTATACCAAGCCAACGGGCAAGATAAAGTATTTCCGGCTATTTATAAGAAGTCTAATAGTAACAATGCGGAAGATAGAATGGATAGTAACATACGTATAATGCAGGCTAAGAAGATTAATAGCGTTACAAGTTGGGACATAATGAATACAAGCACTATATTAGGTAGCTTTACAAGTTATGGTTATGCCGGACATTTAGACGACCCAATTAATTCTACAAGCGATATTAACTTTGGCGCACCTAAAGAATTACAATTTTCACCGGCTACATTTACTCCATTTAATGTATTTAACGATTTCCATAGTCCATACCTTTCGGAAATAACAAACAAGGATAGTAAGTTATTAACTTGCTATGGGCTACTAGACATTGTAGACATATTTAACTTAGATTTTAGTAAGTACGTATGGATAGACGGGGTATTATTTAGGCTTAACAAAGTAGAGAATTTTAACCCAATGGAATATAATACAACAAAATTATCGTTTCTAAAAGTAATAGATACATCATACCTTTAAAAAATATTAATGGCAACAACTAACATAGGTTTTAGCGTATCGGTAGAATCAACGGACGCAACTAAATCGATAAAAGAATTAAAGTCCGAGATAGAACTAACAACAAAAGCCGTTGAAGACTTAGGGGCTAAGTATGGACAAAATAGTGCGGAAGTAGAAGCCGCTCAAAAAAGGTTAGCAAACCTACAAGACCTAACAAACCAAAAGCAAGAACAAAATAACCAAAGGTTAGACAATGCCGCAAAAACTGTGTCTGCACTTTCAGCCGCTTATGGTGGGGTACAAGGTGCTTTAGAACTTACCGGACTTGCCGGAGAAGATACAATTAAGCAATTAGCAAAGATACAATCTGCTTTGGCTATTGGTGATGCGGTGCAAAACTTAGCGGAGTTTAGAGGGGCTATTACTTCTACGTTTACATCTTTAAAAGACGGGGCAGTAAAAGCTTTTCAGGCTATTAAGGCAGGCATTGGATCAACGGGTATTGGTGTATTAGTATTGGCTTTGGGTGCAGTTGTTGCTTATTGGGATGACATCAAAGAAGCGGTAAGTGGTGTTAGTAGTTCACAAAAAGATTTGTTAGAATCTACTAAAGCAGATGCCAAAGCACAACAAGACAAACTATCTACAATAGATAGCCAAGACAACGTACTAAAGCTACAAGGCAAGTCCGAAAAGGAAATATTAGGACTTAAAATTAAGCAAACCGGAGAAGTAATTAGCGCAACCGAAAGGCAAGTAGCACAACAAAAGATAGTTTTACAAGCTCAATTATCCGCCGAGAGAAGAAACAAAGAAATACTTAAAGGCATATTAACATTTGTAACCGCTCCATTACAATTAGTAATAGACGGAGTAAATCAAGTAGCAAAAGTATTTGGTAAAGGATTTGAGTTTAACGTTGCCGATAAGTTATCCGGTTTAGTATTTGATCCTAAAGCAACGGAGAAAAAAGGACAAGAAGAAATATCCGCCTTAGATAAAACATTAGGAGAATTAAAAAATAAAAAGGCGGGTTATCAATTAAGTTTACAAGGTATAGATAAGCAAGGCGCTTCCGCTGCATCTGCAACTGCAACTAAAGCACAACAAGAGGCATTAAAATTAGCCGAAGAAAAAGCCGCCGCCGAAAAAGACGCTCTTATTAAACTAAGTGAATTAAGAAACCAAATATTTTTATCTACTTTTAAAAACGAAAGCGATAAAAAAGCGGCGGAACTTAACCTAGCTTTTATAAAAGAAAAGGATAGTATTTTAGCTAATACTAAGATAACCGAAGACACAAGAAACGAGTTAATATTAAACGCTAGAAAAAAACTTAACCTAGATTTAGACGCTTTAAAATTAACGGAAAAAGAAAAGAAGGACGCCGAGGATAAAAAGTTACTTGAAGATGCGGCTATACAATTAGAAAAAGATAACGAGTTAGAGTTTGAAGAAGTACAAAAGAAGATAGCAAAGAACAAGGAGAATAACGAGAAGATTAAGGCGGATAATGATGCGGCAAGAGAGGCAGAACTACAAGCTGACATAGCCTTACAAAATGCTAAATTCGATGCGGCAACCGCAGGTCTTAATTTATTATCTAGTCTTGCGGGTCAAAACGAAAAGATTGCAAACGCAATTTTTGTAGTAGATAAGGCTTTAGCTATTGCAAGGATTGTAATTGATACACAAAGAGAGATAGCTGGATATGCAGCTAATCCAACTTGGAGTGCGTTACCCGATGGTGGTATAATACTTAAAACTAAGGCAATTTTATCGGCAAAGATAAGAGCGGCTACAAGTGTTGCAAGTATCGTTGGTACAACTATATCTAAATTTAAAGGCGGTGGCTCGGCTTCTTCCGTTGGTGGCGGAACTTCCGGTGGCGGTGCTCCTGGTGTTTCTTCCGCCGCTCCTATGTCACCTCCGCAACCACAAGCGCAAACAACTACTTTAGATCAAAATACAATTAACGCAATGGGCAATCAAACAACAAGAGCCTACGTTGTGGAAAGCGATGTAACGGATAACCAACAAAGAATAGCGGCTATACAACAACGAGCAAGGTTTGGTTAAATGATAACAATTTATAAAACTTAATATTTACGATTATGGATTTACCGGTATACTTATTAGACATTAGCGAAGACATGGACGACAACGCGGAAGTAGACTATATAGCTTTGGTGGACAGGCCTGCCATTATGAAGAATTGGAACGCGTTTAAAAACCAACAAAGATTCGAAGTTGTTAGCGAAGATAAGCGAATTATTTCTGGCCCTCTAATGCTGGCCGATGTTCCTATTTTTAGGTCAGATGTTACTTACGGAGATTATTACGTTGTTTTTTCTAAAGACACTATATTTAAAATTGCTCAAAAGTTTTTTAAAAGAGGCTACCAATCTAACGTAAACATTATGCATTCACCGGATGCGCAAGTAGAAGGCGTTACAATGTTTGAAAGCTTTATTAGTGATTCAAGCCGTGGCATACTTCCAATGAAAGGCTTTGAAGATAGCCCCGAAGGTTCTTGGTTTGGTTCTTTTAAAGTAGACAACGAAGCGGTATGGAATGACGTTAAAGAAGGTAAGTTTAAAGGCTTTAGTGTAGAAGGGTTGTTTACCTACAAGACACAAATAACAAAAGAGCAAGAGTTAATGAATGCGGTAAAATCAATTTTACAACAAGTTAAATGATAAACAAAATCTTTTATTAATATTTAAACAAAAAGAATGATGAACCCAAAAGATGCAATTATGCAAATTAGAGCTTTGTTCGAAGATATGCCAATGGTAGGTGCACCTGCGCCGATGGCTACACCTTCGACCGAAGTACCGGTTACATTTGCCGAGTATAGCCTAATGGATGGAACGAAGGTTATGATTAGCGAATTAGTAATAGGCGGATTAGTAACATTAGAAGACGGAACTCCTGCCCCAATGGGTGAGCACCAATTAGCCGATGGCACAAAAATCCAATTAGACGAGTTAGGCGCAATTATTGAAATCGCTTCTCCTAAAGAAGAAGTAATGCCGGAAGAAGTTGCTCCCGTAGAAGTTGAATTAAGCAAAAAGCTTAATCAAGAAATGGAAGACAAGATGGCTGTTTTAGTTGCCGAAAACGAAGGACTTAAAACAAAAGTAGCGGAATTAGAATCAAAAGTTAAGAATGGTTTTAGTCAAGTAGCTGAACTTATAGAAGCACTTACAAAAACTCCTAACGCTGAACCAATTGCGCAACCAAAACAAAACTTTTCTTCTCATGTAACAACTCACGCAATGAAGTTAGACAGATTAGAAAAATTTAGAAACGCTTTATTAAACAAATAAAAATAAAATAAAATGGGATTTGATGTATCTGCTTTAGCGAACTATACAAAAGAAAACGAAGCTCTATTAGTAACTTCGTCTGTATTAGGCGCAAAAACTGCGGCTCTTATTAAGAGCGCGGGTAATGTAATGATTGGCGTAAAGTCAAGCGAGAAAATCAATATTATGCAAACCGACGCTATCTTCCAAGATGGTGCAGCTTGTGGTTTCACGGCTAGTGGTAGCACAACTTTTACACAACGCACAGTTACACCTGGTAAAATTAAGGTGAACGAAGCTTTATGCCCTAAAAATTTAGAATCTAAGTATTTGCAGAAGGCATTACCAACCGGTACTCCTTACGATTCTATTCCTTTTGAGCAAGAGTATAGCGATAAAAAAGCTGCAACTATTGCGGCTCAATTAGAAACTGCAATCTGGCAGGCTGATACAACAAGTGGCAACGTTAATTTAAACAAGTTCGATGGTCTTGTAAAATTAATTGGTGCGGCTAGTGGTGTTGTTGCAGCTAACGCTTCTACTTTTATTAGTGGTGCGCCTTTAAGCTCTATTACTAGCGCTAACGTAATCTCTATTTTTGATGGTGTTTATCGCGCAATCCCTGCACAAGTTGTAGCGGCTGACGATATGACTATCTTTTGTGGTCAAGATTTATTTAGAACTTACACAGTTGCTTTAAAAAATAGCGGTTCTTTTAACTATCAAATTGATGTAAAAGCGGATAGCGAATTTGTACTTCCTGGTACTTCAATTAAAGTTGTAGCGGTTGCGGGTCTTAACGGAACTAACAAGGTTTACGCAATGCGTTTATCTAATATGTTCTTAGGTACCGACCTTCTGAATGGTGAAGAACGCTACGAAATCTTTTACGCAAAAGAGAGTGATGAAATCAGATTCGTTTCTGAGTTCAAAATCGGCGTGAACATTGCATTTCCGGATGAGGTTGCTGCATTTGTTCTAGCATAAATAATCGGGTAGGTTGAAATACACCTACCCACTTTTTAAAATTTTAAATTAAAGAATATGCCTTGCGCGTTAACTCAAAATTACAGCCTAGACTGCAAAGATTCTCTGGGCGGAATAACTGAGGTTTTCTTTATTGCAGCAGCAGACGTTACTTCTACAACCGAAGCAAGTGGTGTAATTACCGCTTTAGTAAAAGCTACCGGTAAAAGATTTTACAAGTACGAGCTTGTAAAGGGTACTTCTCAATTAGTTGAGAATGTAAACGCTAACGTTCAAAACGGAACTATTTTTTATGCTCCGGAATTGACTATTGTTTTAAACAAACTTCAAGCAAACACAAGAAACGAAATCTTGTTACTTGCACAAAATACATTGGTTGCGGTTGCCAAAGACAACAATGGCAAATATTGGTATTTAGGTAAACAAAGAGGTTTAGACCTTACCGGTGGTAACGCGGGTACGGGAACTGCGGAAGGTGATAGAAGTGGATACACTTTAACCTTTACGGGTGCGGAAAACCAACTAGCTCCGGAAGTTAATTCTTCTGTAGCCGCTGCACTTACAACCGCCGGATAATTGGTTGTTTTGGTTTTGTATATAGATAGCCCTCGCCTTTAATTAGGTGGGGGTTTTTTATTTTGCAAACATTCGCAACTAATTATATTTATAGTTGTGATAAGACTTACAAAGGGACAAACCGAAAATATTATACTTACCTTGACTGAGAAGCAGCTTTTAACAAGCCCGAACTATCTATTC